ACTTAACAACTAATTTAGAAAGACTCAAATTTTTAAGTAATCTAATTAACGAAGTCAGATCAGGAGGTAACACATTGATTTTAATTGATCGTATTAAGTCAGGAGAACTATTGCAAGAACTTATTCCAGACTCGGTGTTTATACAAGGTAAAACAAAAACAGAAGATAGAGAAGAAGAATATGGTGAAATTGCTACAGAACAACACAAAGTTTTAATTGCAACGTATGGTATTGCGGCTGTGGGTATCAATATACCCAGAATATTTAATTTGGTGCTTGTAGAACCCGGAAAAAGCTTCGTAAGGGTAATACAAAGCATTGGTAGAGGTATACGTAAAGCTCAAGATAAAGATCATGTACAAATTTGGGATATAACTTCGGCTTGTAAATTTTCAAAAAGACACTTAACGGCAAGAAAAAAGTTTTACAAAGAAGCAAATTATCCGTATACTATAAACAAGGTAAACATATGAAAATTTTAACAACATATAATCAAAGTTATAATTTAAACAAAGTACCAGAACTTGTAGATGATTTACAATACTGTGTGCTTGATACTACAAATAAAAAGAATATGGATTTCTTTTTTATTCCTTTAATTTTTTTAGAGTCGTTTAATGCACCAAGCATGATTCTTGAAATTGGAGAACATTCAGTTCAAATGCCAATTGATTGGAGTATTATGATTATTGAAAAAGAGTTAGGTATTTGCGAAATGGTTCCGTTAACAAGTTTAAATGATAGAGGTTTTGAAGTTTTTACGTCTAACCCATTGTCAGAATATATGATTAGATCAGCTGAACCTAAAGTTGTAAATGTATTTCAAGATGTAAAATGGTATATGCCAAAATTAAAACATGGACATATTCTTGCAGTTCCTTTACATGATAAGCCAGAACCACCGTGTGTGTATTTTGCAAAAGATATAAATCAAATACCAGATGAACTTTTAGTTGGAGATTTCTTTTAATGTCAAAGTTAAATCTTAATACAATGTTATACAATATTGATATTGGAAACATGGAATGGTATGAAAGTTTGTCTGACGAGGAGAAAAAATCTTTTTCTCCTTATGTTTCTATGAGATTTGCATCAAGTGTAAAAGGAATAAAAAGTCTTCAATTAGAATATATTGAAAATGTTAATGAATTTTGCAATAAAGATTTTTCATTACTACAAAAACATGATGGTGATAGTAAATTATTTTGGAAATTATTAGCACTATGCGGTGTTGGAAAAAAAATGTTTCATCCATGGATAAAAGCACCCAAAGGCAAAGGCAAAAAAACAAAATTAATGGAGTTTTTAGATGATATATACCCAACTCTTAAAAATGACGAAAAAGAATTATTAAAAAAATTATTAACAAAACAGGACATAAAACAGTTAGCCAAAGATGCTGGATTAAATGATAATGAAATTAAATCATTGGTGTAGATTATGAGCTTTGAATGTAAATTTTGTAAAAAATCATTTGGTAGTGAAAAAACATTAATAACACATCTATGTGAACCTAAAAGAAGATGGAATAATAGAAAAGATAAAAATGTACAACTTGCTTTTAGATGTTATCAGCATTTCTGGAGAATAACATCGTCAACAATGAAAACTGAAAGAACATATGATGATTTTATGACTAGCAAATATTATACTGCATTTGTTAAATTTGCAAATTATATTATTGACGTATATGTAGCATCAATTGAAGATTATATTGAATGGTTATTAAGAAACAGAGTCAAGGTAGATCGTTGGTCAAGTGATACCATATATGAGGAGTATATTACAGAATTTGCAGTGAGAGAGTCGGTGGAAAGAGCAATTGAAAGAACTGTACTTTCTATGAAAAATTGGGGTGAACAAAATCATATGCCTTGGAATGCATTTTTTCAAAAAATTTCAAAGCCACGTGGAATACACATGATTCGTTCTGGAAAAATATCTCCATGGGTACTTTACAATAGTAAATCGGGATTAAAGTTTTTAGAATCTTTAACAGCACAAGAAACAGTTATGATTGAAGATTATATATGTCCTACTAGTTGGACAAAAAGATTTAATCAAAGCCCAACAGATGTTGAGTTTGTTCATGATATAATGAAGAAAGCAAATATATGAAAACTGATGATTTTTTAGAAGATGTAATTATGGGTTTGACTTTATCTGAAACCAAAAATAAGTCTTTGAAAAAACAATGGTTACAATTAAAAGTGTTAGCACAACTAACTGAGCGAGAATTATTTACAAAGAATTTAGAAAATATACAAAGTGTAATAGACAGTTATAGTAACCTAGACTCTAGAGTTAAACAACTTGAAATATATTTAGGCGCATTAAAAAATCAATTTGAAGAATATAAAAGAAAAAATGATAAAAGCAAAGACTGATATTGATATTGATACTGGTGATAGAGATAAATTACTAAATTTATTTAAACATAATAAAGCCAGTATAAAAGATAATGCTGTATTTAAAAAGCACAACACTGGAGTATATTTTACTGATATTCCAATTAATCCAATTGAAGATTTTTCGTCTATTGATTATGAAGAAGCAGAAAATAGAGGATACATTAAAGTAGATGTTTTAAATGTATCTTTGTACAAAGATATTAAAAATGAAGATCATTTAGATCGATTGTTGGGACAAGAGCCGTTGTGGGAATTACTTGGTCATGCAGAGTTTGTTAAAGACTTGTTTCACGTAGGGGAATACAGTCAAATTTTAAAACAATTACAACCACAAAACATAGAACAACTAGCGGCAGTGCTGGCAATAATACGTCCATCAAAAAGACATTTGATAGGAAAATCGTGGCAAGATATTATGAAAGAAATATGGATAAAACCAAATGATGGTGCATACTATTTTAAGAAAGCTCATGCTGTTGCGTATGCTCATGCAATCGTAGTGCAGATGAATTTAATATGTGAAAAACTTGGAGCTCAAAAAGTAGGTAGTTAGCCTTTTTTTACTAAAGATATATTTCTTCTTATAATTCGCTTTTTTTGTACGTTATTAAGGCTTGTAGCAGGCCCAAAAACAATTTCAGTATCTTTTGTATTAAAACTTTTAATATATTTTTTAAAAATATCAAATTCACGGTTAAAGAATATGTTAATTGGAATTGTTCTGTTTGATTCCCACCACCATTCGTCACCTAGATTTAAAAATCTTTGCTTTAATGACATATTATCTATGGAATCATAGACATAGATAGAGGTAACATACTGATCTTGATTCAGTAATATACCAACAAATTCTTCGTTTGCGTGTCTAACACACGTCAAAAAAGGAAACTTTTCTTTTAGTTCTATATAATCCATGTTTACAATAAATACTTATATGAGTACTTATGACCTTTATATTTACAACCAAACGCACACACTAACTCTTAATTCAGGAGTAAATAGTAATATGCCAATGTACGATAAAAATATTATACTATATAACGGAGTAGATAACAATATCAAATTTGTCTTTAAGGATAAAGACAGAGCACCGTATGACATTACAAATAATAATGTTTATTTCAATATGATTGAAGCCAATACTAATGAAACTGTTGTTAACAAACTTATGACAGTTACAAGTGCAATTGAAGGAAAAGCAGACTTAGATTTAACTGCACAGGACGTTTATAATATATCAGAAGGATTTTATAACTATTCTGTGTATATAGAATCAACTGATACCCAGGTACAAAAAATTGCTTTTACAGACAGAGCTGGTGATTTTATTGGAACAGCAGAAGTTCGTTCTGGAGGATTACCTTCGCCAAGGCCTACACAAACAGTAGATAGTTTTACTCAAGCAGGTAGTTATTATTATAGCAATTCTATGAGAGGAAGCAGTGAAAGAAATTTAACAGCTAGAAATCATACGATTGCAATTTATACAACTGGATTTACTGGTAATGTTTGGGTAGAAGGAAATTTAGATGATCAAGCTAGTACAAATAACAATCATTGGTTTCCATTAGATGTTAAAGGACAAGGTACTAGTGCAATACAATTTACAAGTCATACGGATGTTGATCCTTTCTTTTTTGAAACTTCAGTAAAATGGATAAGAATCAAATACGAAGTTACAGCAGGATCACTTGATAAAGTTTTACTAAGGAATTAAACCTTGGAGTACAACATTGTTTTTAGTGATATTAGAGAATCTGACAAAGTAGCTATTGTGCTATCTGAGTTCGAGCATGATGATAATTTGACTAATTTAGTTAGATATTCGTTTACTAAATTTACCAACAAAGATTCTTTTATACAAAATTGTAAAGATATTTGTTATAATGAACAAGCAAAAAAAATATTATATGGTCTACAAGAAAATTTTAAAACATTTACTGTAGCAGATGACTTTGATCAAAAAGGTAAAGTTATACAAAAACATATTAATCAAGTAGTTGCGGCCACTTTGAAAAATCAAAATATAACAGTTTATCCAGATGGGTCTGTAACCAACAAAGATTTTTATAGAGTAACACAGGACAAAAATTACTGGTCTGATGCTGAAGCAATTGAAGGAGATTTTAATTCAATTACACGAGTTTTAGTAGCAACAAGACGTATAAAGAATTGTTATAAAGTTAAATTTGATTTCCAATATTGGCAACAAGAATACATTGATCATTTTAAAAAAGTTTTAAAGTATTGGTCAATTGAGTTAGTTGATAAAATTGACAAACATACAATAGTACTTACTGATAGAGTTATTGATAGAGAATTTATTAGTGAGTTTCCTTATATGGAAAAACCCATAATAATATCTTTAGCTGATTATTCTACAAATTACACAGACAAAGATTATATTTTAGAGTTATGTAAAAGAAAAGTGCATGTAATTCCATCATATTTTGTAAACATTGGATCAACAATTATAGCTGAAGGGTTAGCAATGGGTACTAGAAATATAAAAGACAGTTTCCAGTTGATGCAATTAATTGATGATAAGATAGAAAAATTCTGGAATTTTGCTGATAATAAGCATATGAATTTTTATGAAGTTTGTAAAGAAGTTATAGATAATTATTTTTTTGATAAGCCCAATAAATTTAGAAATACACCAGTTGGCGTTGGTGTAATGACCTTAAAAGTTTAATTGACTTTTTGAAAAAAGTATAGTACTATATAAGAACAATGGACATACAAACAACAATTCTTTCGCATATCAGTGTTAAATCAAAGAAAACACCTTCTGGCTGGATAGCAATTAATTGTCCAATGTGTACGTCTCAAGGTCAAACTAGACCAGATACACGTCAACGAGGGGGTTTTAAAATAGGTGAAGTAATTAGTTATCATTGTTTTAACTGTAATTACAAAGCATCATTTACACATGGCAGGTTGTTAAACAAAAGAATGCGTGAACTTTTATTAGCAGTAGGGGTTCCGGACCAAACAGTCAAAGAACTACAATTTCAGGCCATTAAAGAACAAGACAATCAAAAGCAAACGCCAGGTTTAAGTAAATGGACTTTAGATTTTAAAGAAATTGCATTGCCAAAAGATGCAAAGCCAATTGAAGAAGTTATTAATCATTCTAATCCACCTGATGATGCAGTTTTTGTTTACAAATATATGATTGATAGAGGTTTAGATTTTTATAAAAGTTTTTTCTGGTCCCCGGATCCTTATATGAAAATTAACCAACGTTTGCTATTACCTTTTTATTATAACAATAAAATTGTAGGATATACTGGAAGACTAATTAAAGAAATTAACAATGTACCAAAATACTATTCTTCGGTACAACCAAACTACTTGTTTAATATTGATAAGTTATTTGAAGATAGAGTATATACTGTAATTGTTGAAGGTGTTTTTGATGCAATAGCAATAAATGGTATTTCTTCTTTAGGAAATAAACTAACTCAAGCACAAATAGATTTATTGAATAATTTGCAATCAAAGATTATTGTTTGTCCAGATAAAGATAAGTCTGGAGGACATTTAGTTGATATTGCAACAGATAATAATTGGGCAGTTAGCTACCCAAATTGGGAAGATAATAATATTAAAGACACAGCCGAAGCAGTACAAAAATATGGAAGATTATATACATTACAATCTATAATAAAATCTGCTACAACAAATAATGCAAAAATACAAGTTATGAAAAAGATAGGAATCAATTAACAAAATGACAGAAGAAAATAACAAAAGAAAAAACACAGATAAACCTATGCAACAACAACCATTACAACCAGGTATGTTAATGTATGAAGCTGGAATTATTTATTTTAGTGATGGTTTTGATAGTTCAACAACCAAACCAGTTATTAACACAATAATTGAAAAAAACCTTTTACCAAATTCACAAAGACCAAATGAAATTACATTAGTAATTAATTCCCCGGGTGGTCAAGTTCATTCAGCATTTGCACTTATTGATACAATGAAAGGTAGTGCTATACCTGTAAAAACAGTAGGATTAGGAATGATTGCAAGTTGTGGGCTATTGACTTTTATGAGTGGTACAAAAGGCCGTAGAGTTATTACACCAAACACATCAATATTATCACATCAATATAGTTGGGGTTCCGGCGGTAAAGAACATGAGCTATTTGCTAGAGTAAGAGAATTTGAATTAAGTACTGAAAGAATGATTAATCATTATAAAAAATGTACTGGATTAACTGAAAAGCAAGTAAGAGATATTTTGTTACCACCAGAGGATAGATGGCTATCAGCCAAAGAAGCAGTTAAGTATGGTATTGCAGACAAAATTGTATCTACATATTAGGAGAAAAAATTGAAAGTAACATTAATTGATAAAATGGGTTCAGATCTTACTGTGGTAAATGCCGCAAGAGTATCTTTTGCAAAAGAATCTGACTGGGAAACAATTACTCCGGCTGGAAAAATGCCAGGTATTTTAAAAGACAGTGATGAGAAATTAATTAGGTTTTTAGCAAAGCATAATCACTGGTCACCATTTGCTCATTGTAGTTTGCAGTTTAGAATTAAAGCACCTATTTTTGTTGCTAGGCAATTAGTTAAACACCAAGTAGGATTAAGTTGGAATGAAATATCAAGACGTTATGTTGATTATGAACCTGATTTTTATGATCCAGATATCTGGCGAGCTCGAGCTGAAGATAAAAAACAAGGTTCTGATGAAGATTCAAATGTAGAATGGATTGACAGAGATACTAGAACCGGTAGATTACATGTTGAAGTTTATGAGTTGGCAAAACAAAATTATAAAAAAATGCTTGATGCAGGAGTGGCACCTGAACAAGCGAGAATGATTTTACCACAGTCAATGAATACAGAATGGTATTGGAGTGGTACTCTTTATGCATTTGCTAGAGTCTGCAACTTAAGGTGTAAAAAAGATACCCAATTGGAATCAAGAATAATTGCAGATATGATTGACGAATTGGCAGAAGAAAGTTTTCCAATTAGCTGGAAATACTTGCAAAATAGGGATTAATATAGTATAGTAAAAATATGGCAACAGTTTATTCAGACGATTTACAACAACTTTTTTTAGAATTTATGGTTACTGATCCTGAATTATATGTTAGGGTAAGGAACATTATTAGACCAGAATTCTTTAGCAAGAAATATACAGAAACAGTAAGTATGTTTGTTGAGTATACTGAAAAGTATAAATCTCTACCAACAGTTGATCAAGTACAAGCAAAAACAGAACTGCAATTATCTTTAGTTCCTGATTTAGATGAATCACAAAAAGATTGGTTCTTAGATGAATTTGAAACTTTTTGTCGACACAAGGCACTTGAAAAAGCAATTATTGAAAGTGCTGACATGTTAGAAAAAGGCGAGTACGGACCAGTTGAACAAAAAATTAAAGATGCAGTAAGGGTTGGGTTAACAAAAGATTTAGGTACAGATTATTTTGAAAATCCAAAAGCTCGTTTATTGAAACTAAAAGATAACAATGGTACAGTAAGTACAGGCTGGCAAGCACTGGATAAAAAATTGTATGGTGGATTTAACAAAGGTGAATTGAATATTTTTGCAGGATCTTCTGGTGCTGGTAAATCTCTTTTCTTACAAAATTTAGCAATGAATTGGATGTCACAAGGTATGCACGTATTGTATTTTACATTTGAATTAAGTGAAGAATTAAGTTCTATGCGGGTTGACTCAATGACTACAGGTGTTGCATCTAATGAAATCTTTAAAAAGATTGATGATGTTGATTTGTCTGTTAGAATGGAAGGTAAAAAATCAGGTAAATTTCAAATCAAATATATGCCTTCTGGCACAACAACAAATGATTTACGTTCGTATTTAAAAGAATATCAAATACAAAAAGGAATAACACCTGATGTAGTTTTAATTGATTATCTAGATTTAATGATGCCAATTAGTAAAAAAATATCGCCAGCTGATATGTTTTTAAAAGACAAATTTGTATCTGAAGAACTTCGTAATTTTGCAGTAGAGCAACAATTTGTATTAGTAACAGCATCTCAATTAAACAGAGGTGCTATTGAAGAAATTGAATACGATCAAAGTCATATTGCAGGAGGTATTAGTAAAATTAATACAGCAGATAATGTGATAGGTATCTTTACAAGCAGAGCAATGAGAGAACGTGGTAGATATCAAATTCAGCTTATGAAAACAAGATCAAGTGGTGGAGTTGGAAGCAAAATTGATTTAGCATTTGATATTGATACTTTAAGAATTTCTGATTTAGATGAAGATCAAGAAGTTAGTGATTCAGCCGTGCATACAGCTGATGCATTAACCTCAGCAATTAAAAAGCGAACATCAACTGTGTCAAATAAAAGTGAAAATGTTGCAGTAGTTGAAAAAGTAGAGAGAAGTGTAGCACTAAAAGACATGTTAAAGACCCAGAAATCAGTTTTTGACGATGATAATGACGAATAGCATCATATAAAGCAAGAAAAAAGATAATAAATAATTTTATGATGAAGAAACAAACACGTTCAATATTAGAAGAGATTAGTAGGGTAGTACCAAAAGCAGATACAAACAGTTTGCTTGAAGCTCGAGCTAATCATGTTATTAGTTCTGCAATAAATTTAACAAAGTTAATATATGAATCATACGATGAACCAGTTGCAGAAGATCTAGTAAAAAGGTTAATCAACAGCATAAGATCTCAAGACTCAAGAAAGTTTGAACGTGGCATCAGGAAAATTATTGAATCAAATGAAAGCGAATGATCTTATTGTAAAAGAAGATGTTAATACACATCTTACACATTTAGAAGATTTGGCTCTTTTTCAAGGAAATCAAGGGGCTAAAAATGCCATTGCATTTCTACGAAACTTATCAGATTTAGCAAAAACATCTAGCCCAAAAAAATATAATGTCACTATTAAATGGGATGGATCTCCGGCTATTTTTGCTGGCATAGATCCAAGTGATGGGAAGTTTTTTGTAGGTACAAAAGCAGTTTTTAATAAAGGTGCTAAACTCAATAAAAGTATTAAAGATATTGATATTAATCACCCAGATGCTAAAGAACCAGGTGACAAAGCTGATTTAAGAGTAAAACTTAAAAAAGCATTCACTGGATTGTCTCAACTAGGTATCAAAGGTGTGTTACAAGGAGATTTGTTATTTACACAAAGTAGTTTAAAATCAATACAGTACAACGGCGAATCATATATTGCTTTTAAACCTAATACTATAACGTATGCAGTTCCAACAAATTCTGAATTAGCACAAAAAATACAGAAGGCTGAAGTTGGAGTTGTATTTCATACATCGTATTCAGGTGATTCTTTAGAAAATATGAGTGCAAGTTTTGATGTTGATCTTTCAAGTTTAAACAAAGTTGATAGTGTTTGGTATGATGATGCTTATATAAAAGATTTTACTGGTATTGTTAATTTAACAACAGGAGAGTATCAAGCAATTCAGAATGCAATTAATGATGCTGAAAACTATTTGAAACAATCCGGAGATATTTTTAGTTGGTTTGATCAAATGGGTATACCCGGAAAAAAATTAAAAGAATTAATTCATGCAAACCATAACAAAATGGTTAAGGCAGGAGCAATTGAGCAAGACCCTGCACAATTTTTTGATGGATTTGCAAAAGATTATGAACAGCGAATTGAAAATGATATTGCAACTTTGAAAACTGGCAGAGAAGGTCCAGCTGGCCAACGAAAATTAGTCAATTTAGAAAATTTTAAAAAAGCATATTATAGTAACAGAAAAAACATTGAAGCATGGTATAGTTTATGGTTAAAGTTAATAGCCATTAAAAACAAATTATATCAAAAGTTAAAAAATATTAAAGCCATTGACGCCTTTGATCAAAATGGTGATTCATATGAAGTTAGAGATCAAGAAGGATTTGTTGCTGTTGATCATATTGGAAAAGCAGTAAAAGTTATTGACAGATTAGACTTTTCAAGAAAAAACTTTGCAAAAGAAAATATACAATTAGTTAATGATTTAACTGAAAGTAGAGCGTTTAGGTCAAGACAAGACATTGGAAAATTTAATGCACAACAAATTGGGGAATTGGTATATGTGTATTTCTTAGCTTTAGTCACATTAAAAAATGAATTTAAGTATAAGAAGATTGCTAGAGAGTATGCCTCACGAACTATGAGTTACAATAATTTTGATTACTTTAGAAACAATGGTACAGATTTATATCTATTAATACATAGTTTATTAGGATCAGGTAGTATTGTACAATTTAGCAACAAAGATTTCAGTCAAAATTACATTGATAGATTATCAACAAATAAATTTACAATTTTAGATTTTTTAAATTACATAGAAATCACCGAAATAGATCATGCATTGTGCAATCGATTGTTAATGAAGATTGAAAGACAATTTAAAATTGATTCTTTTCAATCTAGGAAAATTCGAAGAGAATTATCTGTATATGATTTACTCAAAATAAAAGATAAAGCCAACATTGTAAATTTAGTAATGCAACAAATAAAGCAATATGCACCTCGTAGTGAGTTGTATGTTCCTTTGCAAAATATGTTTAGAGAGCGTAAGTTATCAAATGATGACACTGTACAACAGAAAAAGATAAAGAAAAATGTTGGTACAGGTGCTTTATAAATGTACACATATAATCAGAATAAAAATTCATATATTAAAATTGCTGATACATTAGAAATTTATAAAATATCTACTAAAATTAAATTATCTTACAATGATGGTAAAACCGAATCTGCTTGTGAAAAAGACTTTGATCATATCAAACAGTTAATATCAGTATACTCAAAAATATTATTTTTTACTAAACCAGAATTATGTAATGGTATGTATTCTTTTAAATTTGGTGTAGAACAGCAGAATTTGTTTTTAAAAGGAAAAGATCCTGTGGGTGTGTTAAAAGACAGATTACACGGTATTATACTGTTTAATGATACTATATCAATTAATGATAAAAGTATAAATATGTATATTACAAAGGAGCTTTAAATGGAAAACAACCCAAAACCGGCATTAAATCCAATCCCAGCCAAAGATATAGAGTCTGAAAGTTTGGAATTTCATGTGGCAATTTCACGCCAGCGTCACGATGAAATAAATGCAAGATTTGATAGGGTTGATGCACGTATGGAAAAAATAGAAACAAACATGGAAAAAGGATTTTCAAAAATTGAAAAAATTATTATGTGGTCAGTTGGAACAATGTTTTTTACAATGATTTCTATATATATTTCTACACTAGTAATTCCATTAATGAAATAAGATAATATGTTAATAACAGAAGTAACAGGCACACCGCAGATATTTGGAAAGTATAAGCAATCTATTAAGAGAAGATTTCGTTGCCAATCTGGACCTCGAAAAGGTAGAATAGTTGCCGATCCAGCCACATGTACTAAACCTATTAATCTTAGAAAAAGACAACAGTTTAAAGCTACTAGACAAAAGTTAAGCACAATTCAAGGTAAGAGAGCTTCTTATACTAAAAAGTACGATCCTACATCAAAGGTTGTTAAAAATTTAAATAGACAAATTCAAAAAACTCGTCCAATTAAAGTTAGAAAAAGGTCAAAAAAATAATGCTAATATCAGATATTTTCACTAATAGTATTGATGAAGCCAAAATGATCTATGGTAAAAAAGGGCGTGATGTGGTTAGAAAATACAGATGCACTTTTGGAAGAAAAAAAGGTAGGATTGTTTCTAATCCTAGTGTGTGTTCTGCACCATTGGATATTAAGAAAAGGCTTAATATGAAAAAAATGAAAGCCAGATTGGGTTCAAGATTAGTACGAAAAATTAAATTTACTAAGAGATTCAATCCAGCTTCAAAGCGTGTAGCGTCAATGAATAAATCATTAAGACGAAAATAATACTTGATCTTTTTTAAATTTTTTGTTATTATAATAACATAACATATGGGAAAGGCCACAATGAAAGTAAACACTACTACTGTAAACAGATCATATCCTGAATATAAATCAGTAAATGATGCATATGAACATTTTCGTTTAATTACAATTTTGTTTAAATATGACGGAGTTCCGACTGATTATTTAAAACATATGAAGAAGCAAGTGGCTAAATTCAAGCATAAACTTGATAGGGTATCTGTAAACAAGATTAATGAAATAAAAACATTATTAAATGGATTAGAACAATCATTTAGTGATAGTTTTAAAAAAATAGTTTCAGAATCTTCCAGTGACGAATCTTTTATTTTGGCATTAAAAACTAAGAAAAAAGACGACGGAGTTGTAATTGGTAACTATTTTATTAAAATTATTAGTAACAATGATCGAGATAAAAAGTCATATACTGTTTTTGGACCAGATCGTACACCAATAATAACAGATTTATATCTATATGAAGTTGCATATATTCTTGTTTATTATTTTCATAAAGGATTTGGGTTAGATAACCCAGAGGTTAACAGTCTAATGGACTTACATGCCGAATATAAGAAGATTGCTAATAATTATAGCACTCAGAAATCTAACTACGACGCTGTAAAATCAGACGATCCTAACTTAAATTATCATAAAAATATGGTATCAGGCTTAAAAAAGAGCTTAAATCAGGTGTACAGTCAGGTCAACAGTAAATATTCCCGTTTAATAAATCAAGAAAAGACTAAATAAAAGTATGAAACTAAACGATTTAACATCTAACTATGAAACACGTATAGCTCGAGTAAATCGATGGCTAGAAGAAACTTATGGTTTTAAAGTGTACGACAAAGTAAGTCTAGAAGAGCTGTATAAAGTAAAAGCCGATTTAGACACTCAGCGTGAAAATTTAAAATTATCGCTTCCTTTTAATTCTTATCATCAACATCCGGAGTATGCAAAAAATATTTTGTTATCTGAAGCAGTTGTATTAATGATTGGTCAAATTGATGATTCAGAGATTGAAAAGTTAAAAGGGGATCATACTCACAGTTGTGGTTGTGATCATAGCGAACCGTGTGAATGTTCAAGCGATTGTGAATGCGGTTGTAATGCAGAACAGCCAGCAGTACAAAGCATGGAACCTGCAGAGTCTAAAGAAGTTGTAAAAGAGCAAGATGAACTTGAACAAGCAGAAGTTGTTCTTGCTTCTAAGCAACTAGTAGATGAAATGCAACAGATTATTGAAAAACTAGGTAAGATGCAAAATGATGAGTTAGGTGCTATTGTTGATCAAATGACGTATCAACATGGGGCAGAAACTGCCGTTGCTTTTAACGATTCAGTTTCATCAGCATTAGAGAATTTATTAGTACTTGCAAGAGAAACAAAAGAATCACTAAACAACGAAGTTCTAAAACTTCAAGGGGAAGCACCAGCATCTGATATGGCATCTGTTGGTGACGAAGAAGAAATTGATTCAATTGATGATCAGATGGACGATGAAGAAGTTGAACCAGTTGATAGCGATATTTCAACAAATGGTGATGAAGCGGCTTCGGGTCCAGAAGATGAACCACTAGGAAGAGCTAAGAAATCATAATGCAATGCGTTTACACGAATTAAACTCAAATTACTTTTCTCAAATCAGTATTGATGCAAAAAATCTTTTAATGAGTCTTGTAGCTCAAGATAAAGATAGTATCAAAACACAAGAATTTATTGATGAACTAGAAACAATGGGACATTCTGTTACAATCTCATCATTACAAGATTTACTAAAAAATTCTAAATTAATACAAAGTGTAAATGATAAAGAAATAAAAATTAATAACAATTTAAATTTGACAACTTATAGCAAAGATGCTAAAATGGATAATGAAAAAATAGTTGATAAGTTGGCAAGTAAATCATTAAACAAAGCAATAAAATAAAACTGTGACATTATTAGTAAACAAGTTCAATTACCATGAACTTAAAAGAACAACAATTGAAGGCAAGAGACATTATCTAGATCCTAATGGTAATGCAGTTCCATCAGTGACAACAATTCTTTCACATATGAAAGATATGACTGCTTTAAATAAGTGGAAAAAAAGAGTTGGTGATACTGAAGCACAACGTATTGTAACAGAGTCTGCAAATATAGGTACAATAACACATAAACATCTTGAAAATTATATTGTAGGTGAACCTCGGCCATCGGGCAATAATTTAATTTATCAACAAGCAAAACAGTTAAGTGATATAATTATTGAAAATGGAATGTCTGATGTTAATGAAGTATGGGCAATAGAGCAAAGTTTATGTTTTCCAGGTCTATATGCCGGCACAGCTGATATGATTTGTGTACACAAAAATAAACCTGTTATTGGAGATTTTAAAACATCAAGACAAGTTAAAAAACGTGAATGGGTTGAAGATTATTTTATGCAGTGTGCCGCTTATGCTTTAGCACACAACGAATTATATGGTACTACTATTGATTCTGGGCTTATTTTTATAGTTTCACACTCAGGAGAATACCAAGAATTTATAGTGGAAGGCGAAGAATTTAAAAAATATACTGATCAGTGGCTTGATAAAGTAGAGCAATACTATAAAACAAACTAAATAACAGTATAGTTTTTAGGATATTAAAGATGACAACAACGTATGTAAGATTAAAAAACAGAAGAGGAAATAGAGAAAATCTTCCACAACCTCTTGCTGAAGGCGAAATTGGGTTAGCCACTGACACTAGAGAACTGTTTATTGGTGCTGGATCACAAGATTCAAAAAACCGAATGGTACAAGTGGATAGTTTTTTAAATGCTGAAGTACAAACACAATCTTTAATTGATACAAGACTTGTCATGTTTACTCTTGCTGGAACACAAAGTTTTTTAGGTGATGGTATAAATGCAAGTTCAACTGTATTAAACAGCAATGTTGCTTTAACATTACCAACAGGTAAAAGCACACCAGTTGACCCAGATGATATCACTGTTACAAAGTTTGATCTTAATAACAGTCCAACAGCAATACCTAGTTCAAACTACACAGTATCAGTAGCAGGGTCTGATTTTATAGTAACATTTGTTTCGACAGCAATACCAGAAGCAAACAGCAAAATTGTAGTAACACCTTGGACGGTAAATGAAATTGTTTCTTCAGTTTCAAGTTCAGGACTAGGAGTTGAGACAAATCAAGATTTATCAAATAATGCATTGTACATAGACTTAACAACAGGAACTGGATTTGTTGATATTGGGTCAGGGACACAATCAACATCAGCAACTACTTTAAGTGGATTAACTGAAATTGCATCTGCAAATGATAATGCTAATCTTAATATTAGAGGAACTATATCCGATCTTGGATATGCTTCAAGCAAATTAACAGTACCGGGTACATTATTAGTAGAAACAGATTCACCTACACAGGCTATACTATTATCTAAATTTTTAAACAAGGCACTTGGAACGTCACAAACATCAGTTGCAAGTAATATTAAAATTTTTACACAAGATTCAAAACCAGTTTTAGAAACAGATCAGTACATTGGACAAAATGGACTAATTAAATCTACTTTATCTGCTAACACTTCTTCCACAGTTTTTACATATGATGTCACATCAGAAAATACAATCATTGTTGATTATTCTTTAAAGATTAACAATGCTTATGCCGTAGGAACAATAAAGATTATATCTGACGGTGCAAACGTTGAATACATGGACGACAGAATTGAAACCAATGACACATCAGCAGTTGCATTTTCAACACCGAGTATTTCGGGTACAGATATTAAATTATCTTATACTAATGCGGATACAACTTACGATGCGTCTATGTCTTATGTATTAAAGCGTTGGTTAACTTCCTGATAAAAAAATTAAATATTTCTAAAAGAGAGATTGACAAATCTACTCTTGATATCATAAAATATAATAAAATGAGGTAAATATAAGACAATACCTTCATTCTTGGAGCAAAAATGAATAAGAACAACGATTTATATATTATAAAAAGAGACGGGCACAAAGAGTTACTCAATATTAGTAAAGTACAAAAAATGACTGAAGCGGCATGCGAAGGTCTTACTGGTGTTAGTTCATCTGAAGTTGAAATGAATTCTGGATTACAATTTACAGACGGTATGACTACAAATGAAATTCAAGAAATTTTAATTAAGTCTGCAAATGACTTAATAAGTTTAGAAGCACCAAATTATCAATATGTTGCGGCAAGACTTTTGCTTTATAGTCTGCAGAAGCATGTGTTTGGAAAATTTACACCAACAGATGCACACACTCCTTTAAGATTTGTTGTTGCTAGAAACATTGAAAGAGGTGTGTATGATAGATTAATTTTAGAAAAATATAATGATGACGAATGGAATAAATTAGATTCTTATATAAAGCACAATAGAGATCTTAATTTTACTTATGCTGGATTACGACAAATTATTGACAAATATCTTGTGCAAGATAGATCATCGGGTGCAGTATTTGAAACTCCACAATACATGTATATGATGATTGCGGCAACACTGTTTGCTGATTATCCAAAAGACACAAGATTAAAATATATTAAACGATATTACAATGCAGTTTCTGAATTTAAAATTAATATACCAACACCTGTTATGGCCGGCGTTAGAACACCAATGAGACAGTTTGCAAGTTGTGTTCTTGTTGATGTAAATGATACATTGCCGAGTATCTTTAGTAGTGATATGGCAATTGGTAGATATATTGCACAACGAGCCGGAATTGGCATCAATGCAAGTAGAATTAGAGGCATCAATGCAAAAATCAGAGGCGGAGAAGTAGCACACACAGGTGTTATCCCTTTCCTTAAAAAGTTTGAAGCAACAGTGAGATGTTGTACACAAAATGGTGTACGTGGTGGTAGTGCTACAGTTCATTTCCCAATTTGGCATCAAGAAATTAAAGATATTCTTGTGCTAAAAAACAACAAAGGTACTGAAGATAACAGAGTAAGAAGACTTGATTATTCAATTCAGTTATCAAAATTATTTTATGAAAGATTTTTAAATAATGAAGATATTACATTATTTTCACCGCATGATGTGCCTGGACTTTATGAAGCATTTGGTACACCAGAATTTGATGAACTATATACATCTTATGAGCGTAAGAGATCAATTCCAAAAAAAACTATTTCTGCACAAGAACTGTTTGGAGATCTTTTAAAAGAACGAGCCGAAACTGGTAGAATTTACATCATGAATATAGATCATGCTAACTCTCATAGTTCTTTTGTTGATAAAGTTAGTATGTCAAATTTGTGTCAAGAAATTACGTTACCAACAACACCAATTGAACATATTGATGGCGATGGTGAAATAGCATTATGTATTTTATCTGCAATAAATGTTGGATTAGTTAAAGAGCTTAGTGAACTTGAGGAACTTTGTGAGTTGGCGGTAAGAGCATTAGATGAAATTATTGATTATCAAAAATATCCAGTTAAAGCGGCCGAGATTAGTACAAAGGCACGTAGAAGTTTAGGTATTGGTTATATAGGGTTAGCACATTATCTTGCTAAAAACCAAGTGTTATACAGTGATAAAAGTGCTTTAAAATTAGTGCATGAGTTAACTGAAGCATTTCAGTACTACTTGATAAAAGCATCAGTTGATCTTGCAAAAGAAAAAGGACAATGCGAATATTTTGAAAAAACAAAATATGCACAAGGTCTTTTACCAATTGATCATTATAAAAAAGATCTTGATGGTGTATGCAATACAAAATTAAAATTAAATTGGGAAAAATTAAGAAAAGAAGTTAAACAAAATGGGATGAGACATTCTACATTGTCAGCACAAATGCCATCAGAAAGTTCTTCAGTTGTTAGTAACTCGACAAACGGAATTGAACCACCAAGAGCATATTTAAGTATTAAGAAAAGTAAAAAAGGTCCTTTAAAACAGATTGTTCCACAATACAGTCAGTTAAAGAATTTTTATACTTTGTTATGGGACATGCCTGGTAATGACGGATATATTAATATAATTGCTGTCATGCAGAAGTTTTTTGATCAAGCAATTAGTGGTAATTGGAGTTATAATCCAACTCAGTATGAAAATAATGAAATTCCAACAAGTGTTATGTTTAAAGATCTTCTTACAACATATAAATTAGGATGGAAAACTAGTTACTATCAAAACACATATGATTTTAAAACTGATCCAGCTGAAATTGAAACACCGCCTATACAAAATGCGGCAGAAGAGTTTCCTACATTCGAACAAGAAGGAAAAATATTAGCTGACATTGAAGACGAAGCTAATTGTGAAGCATGTACTATATAGAGATAGAGAGATAAAGAAATAAAATGATAAAGACGGTATTCAATAGAAATGATATTGATTTTACAAAAGAGCCAATGTTTTTTGGCGAAGATCAAAATGTACAAAGATATGATGTTTTTAAGTATCCTGCACTAGATAAACTAAATCAAACTATGCTTGGTTATTTTTGGCGTCCTGAAGAAGTTTCACTTCAAAAGGATAGAGCAGATTATCAAAACTTTCGTACTGAACAAAAACATATTTTTACAGCAAATTTAAAATATCAAACTCTGCTTGACTCAGTTCAAGGACGTGGACCATGTCTAAGTTTTTTACCTTATGTATCAAATCCAGAACTTGAAGGTTGTATTATTACATGGGACTTTTTTGAAACAATTCATTCACGTTCATATACACACATTATTAAAAATGTTTATCCTGATCCAAGTGAAGTGTTTGACACAATCCTTGATGATGAAGAAATTATTAAGAGAGCAATTTCAGTAACAAAAAATTATGATAGCTTTTCTGAAATAGCTCAAAATTATTTTGTTAAAGGTGTTGGGAATATTAAAGAAGTTAAACGTCAGTTGTATCTTGCAATGGTCAATGTAAACATACTAGAAGGTTTAAGATTTTATGTTTCGTTTGCTTGTACTTTTGCGTTTGGCGAACTGAAACTAATGGAAGGCAGTGCTAAGATTATTTCGCTTATTGCTAGAGATGAATCGCAACATCTTGCATTGTCAACACACATTATTAAAAATTGGCAACAAGGTGATGACAAAGACATGTTAAAAATTGTTAATGAAGAAAAAGATAGTGTGTACAAAATGTTTAAAACGTGTGTAGAAGAAGAAAAAGCATGGGCAAGACATTTAATGAAAGACGGTACAATAATTGGATTAAATGAATTGTTGTTAGGAAGATACGTTGAATTTATTGCTAATAAAAGATTAAAAGCAATTGGGTTAGATCCAATATTTGATCAACCAATTACACAGAATCCATTGCCATGGACACAGCATTGGTTAAGTTCGGCTGGATTACAAGTGGCTCCTCAGGAAACTGAAGTAGAGAGTTATATTGTAGGTGGTGTAAAACAAGATGTTGAAAAAGATACATTTAAAGGATTTAAACTTTGATTTATGAAAAAAGGTATCTTTGCCAACATGGACGAAGAGTCGTTTGCTAAAATTAAAAAATTATTAGTGAACACAAAAAAAGAAAAATCAAAAAATAAACACAAAAAACAAAAAGGAAAAAATGTTACAAGAAAAATTTAACAAAGATGATATAGTGGTATTTCGTACTGTAAGCAGTGATGAAGTGATTGCAAAAGTGATTGAAGAAAATGATATAAACTTAGTAGTATCAAAACCTCTTGCATTGGCACAAACACCACAAGGTATAGGTATGACATTTTATATGATTATGGCAGATCAAGATAGTACTTTTACATTTAACAAAAGTAGTATAATCACACTAACAAAAGCAAATAAACAGGCTGAAGAATCATATACAAAAAGTACATCAAAAATTGTTCAACCACCAAAATCACAGATTATAACTTAATAAATACTATTATTAAGGTATAACTATGACACTACCAGTAACAAGATTAGGTGATTTATGTACAGGACATGGTCCATGTCCTCCAAGACCAAGCAACGGTGCAAGTCCAAATGTTTATGCAAATGATATTGCAGTACATAGACACACTGATGGATGGGCAGTTCATTGTCTTCATGGAAGTACATTGTCTGCAGGATCCGGAACAGTGTTTGCTAATGATTTAGGTGTTGGTAGAATTACTGACCCTGTTGCTTGTGGAAGCACAGTGCAAACGGGCAGTCCAAACATATACGCAGGAAAATAACATTATGGCAACTGGACAACAAATACCGGGTTTACAACTAGATAGTTTAAATTTTCCCACAGACATAAATGCAAATACTATAACTATATCCGATGTACAAAAAAACTTAATTGCCAGTGGAGCATTAAACATAGTTGATCATGTTGATCCGTGGGGAAGAACATGTAAAGCCTATGCTGGATTTAAAAATCCGCATGACGAATCAATTAAAGAAATTGCTCAAATCATCAATCAACAAAAAGCCTCATTACCAGATGGCTGGGGACATAATGATTATAACCAGAGAGCAGTTGTGCCTGGAAATTTGATTGGCCCTGGGCAACCAGATCGTAAGTTAACTGATATGGAAATTAATGATATTAATTTTGTTGAAGGTGCAATGCAAGATATTACTTGGTTACAAAATAGACAGAGTGGTATGTGTATTACTGAGTATGCTGATCCTAATGCACAGTGGGTAGCAATGGGAAAGACTGCATTGTATCCTAATTATGGAGTTGATATTCCTACAACTGCTAGTTCACCTGGCGGCGTTGCTGTTCCTACTTTAGGAACATATCTAAGTGCTTTGAGCAGTATAAATTCACTTGCTACTACATTAGGGAATATACCTGCAACATCAGGTGGTCCATGTAAATTTATGGAAGATATGCTAGGTGCTTTATTTAAAGCCGGACAAGTTTTAGGAGAAATACTTGGCAAATTAAGACAGGTGCTTGGAATACTTGCTATGGCATTAGCAATTATTGGATTGGTAAAATTATTAATCGATATAATTAAAGAAGATTTAAGAAACCTTGGAAGATTTTTAGAGTTACTGAAACAAGCGGCATTGGCAGGTCTGCTCGAAGGATTAATGCAAGATCCTTGTGCAAGGTATTTGCTTCAGTCAGCCATTGCAACCACACAAACAATTAATAATCTAAAAACAACTCTTTAATATCATGTATAAGCCATTGCCAGACGGATTAACTATTAAAGAATCAAATGTGCAAGGTTTAGGTTTGTTTGCAACAAAAGATTTTGATGCCGATGTGGTATTGGGTATAGTACACGTATTAAATAAAAATTTTCCACATGGCAGTATTAGAACAGCCTTAGGTGCATTTTATAATCATTCAGATGATCCTAACTGTAAAAATGTTTCAGGATTTTGGCATCAACTGCCAGTAAAATATCTTATCACAATTAAACCAATCAAAGCTGGTCAAGAACTCACAGCCAAATATACTCTTTATAACGATTTTCATGATTGACAGAATCTGTTTTCTGTGCTATAAATATTTATACAATGTTGAAATAACTTAAAAGTTGAGTAGGACCCGGGGGCGGTACCCGGCGGCTCCACCATAAACATATTAGGAGTTAAATGGAATTTTTGTGGATAGGAATAGCAGTAGCATTTGCTACCATATTGTGGGCATTAACACTTTAACAATATGTTTATGCTGGGGCCGAACTTAGGATCGACTATCATATTAGTAGAGTTATGGAGTTGTCCGGCGGGAGCTCGGTTAACGCAACAAAAAATATAAATGCAGATGAAAATCTAGCACTTGCGGCCTAAATTAGGCTAACGGGGTTGGCAACTTACCTGGCAACAGAAAAGTTGCACATAAGGATTAAAATGCAAATATTATCTCAGAGTTTTCCTAGTTGTTATGAATATAATATAGAACAATCTGGAAAATTAACATTAAGAACTAGAACCACGTACTTCAATGAAGGACAGTTATGGCCAATAGCAAATACTAATATTGGTTATCTTTCAATAACCAAATGTCTATCATCAAGTTTTACAGAGTTTTTGAGATTGCAAAATTTAATAACTGATCAATTCTTATTTTCTAAAGATAATCAGTTAGACAACGTTGATAAGATATTAGTATTTCTTCGAGATCCTTGCCAGCGTTATATGTCAGGTATTGCAGAATATATTCATATGCAGTTTGCTTCTGACATACAGACAATGTCACGACAAACACTGATACACATAGTAGAAGCATTGATAGGAATCAGTGATATAGACGAACACAGCATAGAACAAATTCATTTTTTTAGAGATTTTAATTTGCAAAAGTTTTCAGTTTTTCTAATGAACGATAAATTTTCCGAACAACAGGTGTTTGATTGGATGCGTGACAACGGGACAATCTTTAGAAACGACATACCATTGACAATACCAAAAATCAATAGAACAGTAGACAATGAGATTAAACAAAAAATTTATGATGCAGTACAATCTGTAGGCATGAGAAGAGGTTTTTCTATAATGAACAAGTGTATAGGTGATACAGAGTTAATTAATCATTTTAAATCAAATGGTCAGGTAATAAATGTTTAAAACAATCAAAGAATTCTGGATCAACAGTTATAATTCTAATACAACTGCATTTTATTATGAAATGATGAGTGCTGTAACTGTTATAATTGGTAGTGCAATACTAACTTATACTGTTCTTGCACCAAGACCAGATCTTTTTATACCTTTTTACTGGATTGGTAGTATTGCAGGTTTCATTGGAGCCTATTACAGAACAAGTGCGTGGACAATGGTACTAACTGCTTGGTTTACTACTATGAACACGATTGCATTATATAGATTATTTTTATGATACAAGAAAAACTTAATAGATGGGCTGATGATTTATCTCTGTTAGAAGGTACAGAACGATTAACATATCTAGTAGAATTAGCCAAACAATCAACAACATTACCAGAAGAACTAAGAACAGATGACAGATTAGTACCTGGGTGCATAAGTAAAATATGGGTAGAAGTTGGTTTGGTTGAAAACAAAGTCAAAGTGTATTACGATAGTGATGCAATGATACCTAAAGGTATTGCAACAATAGTTTGTGATATCTTTACTGACTGTACAAAACAAGAAGCAAGAGATTTTGACTGGGAAACTGGTCTACAAAAATTAGGATTTGTGCAATTAGTAACACCACAAAGACGTAATGGTCTTTATAACTTGATAGGAGTTTTGCAAAATAAAATAGCAATGATATAATATGGCAAGAGCTGGTCGTAAAAATGTTGTAAATTGGATACAAGAAGACTATCAAAGTAACAAGTTAAGATTTATAGCTGAAATTACAGGAATGACAAGCAATTTAATGGCTAGTTTAATTCTGATGTGGTATTCTCCAAATCCTCCAATGTTTTGGGCTTATGTGTTTTTTTTAATAGCAACTATTTTATTAATGAGTGCGGCAATATCAAGAAAAAGTTTTGGCTTTACTGTAATGTATATTGCATATTTGGCAATTGATGGCATAGGATTTTTAAAAACATTATCATGGCTTGGGTAAAATATTTTTTAATTGAGGAAAATTGGTGTAATGGATTTCCTGATGCACTTGTTGGAGCAGATGAAAAAGAAAAAGATTTATTAGATTTTCTTAAAAAGAACGAAATTGATTATGGATATAAATGCGATCAAACTATTCCTTCATTTATTTTTAATGGTGTTAGTTGGTATTGTCATGAAAAGAGTGCAAAAAAAGTAGAAAAAAAGTTTAACATAACTGCAATACACACAGACAAAGCACAATTGAAGCAATCCAAACAAAATGAAGAACAATTAAAGAAAGAAATGAAAACTGAAGAATGGTTGTTAAACAAATTACAGCAAGATGCCAGTGGTATGTTTGATCAACATAAAAAATTAAAGTTTTGTCAACAATTAAAAGATAAAAATACTGATATTGCCAAAACCAGATTACCAAAAGCAATTCAAAAGTTATTTGATCAAAATGCATTTAGTATTGGTACTGATAGTATAGTAAGAAAAGGCGAAGCATTTAATATAAATGAATAAATTGGAAGGGTGGCTGAGCGGTTGAAAGCACTGGTCTTGAAAACCAGCATAGGGGCAACTCTATCGTGGGTTCGAATCCCACCCCTTCCGCCATTATAATTGTGTTGACGAACTTCAATAAATATAGTAATATAATAAAAAATAGTTAATAAGGTAGAATATGACATATTACGTAAATCAAGCATGTGTAATGTGCAAACATACAGATTGTGTAGAAGTTTGTCCAGTAGATTGTTTCTATGAAGGTGAAAACATGTTAGTGATCAACCCAGATGAATGCATTGATTGTGGAGTTTGTGAACCAGAATGTCCAGTTGATGCAATCAAACCTGATAGTTTTGATGAGCCAGACAAAGCTCATTGGTTAGATGTTAACAAACAGTTTTCAGAACAATGGCCAAATCTTACAAAAATAATAAAAGAAATGCCTGAAGCTGAAAAATACAAACCAGAAAACTACGGCAAGGATAAAACAGACCTATTTTCAAAAAACCCAGGAGCAGGAGATTAATGTCTAACAAGAAAAAACCAAGTGCGGCCAAACAAGCATACGAAGAAAAAAAAGCGGCCAAAGAAGAAATTAAAAAACAAGAAGAAGTTAAAAAACAACAAGGTCAAAATCTTGATAAAGCCTTAGGTGCAAAAGTTGAAATTGACCTTTCATCATTTAATGGTCAGCATTTATTTGTTGCCACGCCTGCATATGGTGGATTAGTGGGCGAAGCATATCTTAAATCAATGACAAAAGTAGGAATATTATTTTCTAAACACAATATCAATTTTACATTGGCTACGATTGCTAATGAAAGCCTTATTACAAGAGGGCGTAACACCTTAGTATCAATGTTTATGAGTGATCCAAAATATACTCACATGCTTTTTATTGATGCTGATATTCATTTTCAAGCAGAAGATGTATTAAAACTATGGTGGAGAGCTGTAAAGAATCCTGATGTAAAAGTAATAACTGGTGCATATCCAAAAAAATCAATTAACTGGAAAGGAATTAGAGAACAAGTAATTTCAAACAGTGCAGATGAAGAAGAAATGCAAAAACATCAAGCATCATATGTATTAAATCTTAGAACTGACAATGACGGTCGAATTCCATTACAGAATGGACTTTTACCTGTTTATGATGCTGGTACAGGATTTATGTTATTTGGAAGAGAAGTTATCCAAGCAATGATGGATAAATGGCCTGAATTACATTATAAGAATGATTTAAACACAGATCCAAAATTTAATCCTTATTGTTATGCTTTGTTTGACACAATAATTGACCCTGAAACACGAAGATATCTTTCAGAAGATTATACATTCTGTCGAAGATGGCAAGAACTAAATGGAACAATTTGGATGGATCCAAGTATTAATTTAGATCACCAAGGAACTTATCTGTTTAAAGGAAACATTGGAAATCAGTTTATGGTTCAAGAAAAGATATCAGATGAAACTGCTGACCAAATGCTCAAAGAAGCAGAAAACAAACAACGAAATCAAAATACCTAATGGATTGGGAAGTAAAAGATTTTAGACAACAGCCAGAACCACCCAAAGAAGATTGGCCAATATGGGCAGTTCCAGTAGATCTTATTATTGATTATCTTTTAAAAGTTGCAGGATTTATTTTATTTTTACCTTGGATATTTGGTTATGTATTAACACCTTTTGGTTTATTTTTTAATTTTATACTTATTGATTGGATAGTGTATAGACAATATAAAAGAGCAAGGATAATAAGATGAATAATAGATTACGTGAATATATATTCACATCAGAAAGCGTCAGTGCTGGACATCCTGACAAAGTAGCTGATCAGATATCTGATATTATTTTAGATGAAGCATTAAAAGTTGGTAACGAAACAACACGAGTTGCTGTAGAAACTCTTGTTACAACTAACCACGTTACTGTTGCCGGCGAGGTTAAAAATTTTAATATTTCAGCTGACAAAGTAGAAAGCATAGTTAGAAATAAAGTTAAAGAGATTGGTTATGAACAAGATGGATTTCATTGGGAAACATTAAATTTTGAAAATAAATTACATTCGCAATCAAGTGATATAGGATTAGGAACTGACAATTTTGGTGCAGGTGACCAAGGTATTATGTTTGGTTATGCCTGTAGTGATACTTTGAGTTATATGCCTGCTCCAATATATTATTCTCATGAAATTTTAAAAAAACTAGACACAGTAAGATCACACAATAAAGATATACTTGGCCCTGATGCAAAAAGTCAAGTATCTATTAAATACATCAACGGAAAGCCTGCATACGCAACAAATGTAGTTTGTTCAACTCAGCACACTAACGGTAAAGGCAAACAAGCAAAAGAACTAGCAGAACAAGTTATAAAAGATCAGCTTGAAAACTTATATGATGAAAAGTATACTAAGTTTTATATTAATCCAACTGGTAATTTTGTAATTGGCGGCCCAGATGGTGATACTGGGGTTACTGGTCGAAAGATTATTGTAGACACATATGGCGGTTATGCTCCACATGGGGGTGGAGCCTTTTCTGGTAAAGACCCAACAAAAGTTGATAGGTCTGCTTCGTACATGGCACGATGGTTAGCAAAAAATGTAGTAGCAAACGGAATGGCAGATTGGTGTATAATACAATTAAGTTATGCTATTGGTTTAGAAACACCCATGGCAGTGTATATTGATTGTAATATTGATGCAGATAAAACAGCAATAGATGAATTTATTTCTCAATCAACTTTGACTCCAAAAGGTATTATTCAAGGTTTCAAATTATTTAATTTTACAGAATACAGTAAAAATTGTATATATGGTCATTTTGGCAACAAAGATGTACCATGGGAAGTTATAAACTGATGTATGCGTCTATGGTGGAACTGGTAGACACGCTAGACTTAGGATCTAGTGCTGAAAGGCATGGGGGTTCGACTCCCTCTAGACGCACCAACAAAAAGGAGAAGTTATGGCAGATCAATCAAAACTAACAAATAGACACAAATCATTGTCTGATAAGGTAGAAGACTTTGAAACTCAAAGAAAGTGGAAAAGAAGTTTTGAACACAAAACAGATTTAATTAATTTAAAAAAAGAAAAATTAAAAATAAAAGATAAAATATTAAGATCAGAATCTGAACAACTTGAACTGTTTAGCAAAAATTAATCATGTATGAATATAAATGTAAAATATTAAGAGTAGTTGATGGTGACACAGTTGATGTTGACATTGATTTGGGTTTTGGTGTTTGGCTTAAAAATGAACGTGTAAGAATGATGGGTATAGATACACCAGAATCAAGAACTAGAGATAAAGAAGAAAAACGTTTTGGCTTGGCGGCAAAAAGTTTTGTTAAAAGTCATATGCCAGTGGGATCAATTCAAGTGTTAAAAACTGAAATTGATAAATCAGGTGAAGATAAAAAAGGTAAGTTTGGTAGAATACTAGGTGATTTTTTAATTGATGGTAACAAATTTACTAAAATAATGATAACTGAATCACATGCAGTGGCCTATCATGGACAAAACAAAGCCAATGTCCAAAAGCAACATATGGCAAACAGAAAAAAGTTAATTGCTAAAGGTAAGGTTTAACAAAAGTTTAATATTACTGTAACATAGATTTAATCTTTTTATGTTTAAATAGTAATAAGAATATAACAATATTGAGCATCGTCGAGCTCTAGGAGAAACAAAATGGACGTAATTACTTTATGGATGGCAATAGGCTTTCTCTTAGCCGCCTATTCAGTTATCGCAAATGACAGTGTACAAACTCTTGGTACATGGATAGCATCAAACAACGAAAAATATAATTGGAAAATATTATGGATAGCCGCTTCGGCGGTTTTGCTTTGGGCCTTGTGGTATGGCTGGACAGTAAACGGAGGAGATATATCATACGGAAGATTGAACAAGATTCCGTGGCAAGAAGTAAAATGGTATCATGCAATGGCACCAGCATTACTATTATTGCTAACAAGGATTGGTGTACCAGTTAGTACATCATTTTTAGTATTATCAGCATTCGCTAGTACATTTGTATTAGAAAAAATGTTAATGAAATCTATTATGGGTTATGCAGTCGCGGCAGTGGCGGCGTATGCCATATGGTGTGTTATAACTAAATTTGTAGACGAAAAACGAGACCCTGTTCCAGAAACACATAAGCCTTATTGGCGAGTTGCTCAATGGATAACAACTGGCTTTTTATGGTGGACTTGGTTGAGTCATGATATGGCAAACATTGCCGTATTTTTACCTAGGCAGATACCTGTAGACTTAATGATGATAATCAGTTTTGTGTTTGTAGGTGGTCTTGGATTTATGTTCCGTGAAAGCGGAGGTAAAATACAAAAGATAGTTTTAGAAAAACACAACACTAGATATGTTAGATCCGCAACTATCATTGATTTGTTTTATTGGTTGGTACTTTGGTTCTTTAAAGAGTTAAATGATGTACCAATGTCAACAACATGGGTGTTTGTTGGACTATTATGCGGACGTGAACTTGCTATGGCTACAATGCTAGGCAATGGAAAACTCAAAGTAGTGTTTCCATTAATTGGTAAAGACTTCCTTAAGATGATAACTGGTTTGTTAGCATCAGTAGGAATTGTTATAACAATCCACTATGTATTAATACCAAACGGATTTTAGATAGACTTTTAAAAAAGCCTTTGCTATAATTACAAAGTAAAGGCTTTTTTTATGACTGAAAAATTAGATTTACATGGCTACACAGTTATGGACGCATGGCGTCTTTTTAATCAATGGATAAAAGAAAAACATCTTGATTCATCAATTAAAAAAGTAGTAATAGTAACAGGAGATGGCGCAATCAAACAAGAATTTGAAAGATGGTGTATGGATATGAGTTTTGTGAGACAAGTTGAATTACACAAATCCGGTGGCGCTTTTATAATTTATTTTTATAAGAAAAGGAATAGATAATGGAAAAAATTGTATTAGTTACTGGTGGGTTTGATCCTTTACATTCTGGACATATTGAATATTTTAAAGAAGCAAAAAAATTAGGAGATCTATTATATGTAGGTATAAACTCTAGTGCTTGGCTTGAACGTAAAAAAGGACAAGCATTTATGAGTTTTACAGAAAGAAAAGCAATTATAGAAAATCTAAGTATGGTTGACAAAGTTATTAGTTTTGACGACAGTGACGACACTGCTTGTGGAGCCATATACAAACTAATGGCCACAGATGGTCATGGAAAGCATATTATATTTGCAAATGGTGGCGACAGAAATAGTGCAAATATTCCTGAAATGCAAACTTATGAAAATCAAATTGAATTTGTGTTTGGAGTAGGTGGTACTAATAAGATCAATTCATCAAGCACAATATTAGAAAATTGGAAACAGCCTAAGGTCAATAGAACATGGGGGTGGTACAGAGTATTACAAGATCGTCCTGGATACAAAATAAAAGAACTAGTAATTAGACCAGAATCCAGTTTAAGTATGCAACGTCATTTCAAAAGATCAGAAAACTGGTATATTTTAAAAGGAAGTTGTCAATTAGTTACTGTTGAAAACAACAGAACAAAGAATCAAGTTCTTAATCCTAATCAATCATATAATATACCAGAACAAACATGGCATCAAGCATCTAATCCTTTTTATGATTATTGTCATATTTTAGAAGTACAGTATGGAACAGAATGCATTGAAGAAGATATTGAAAGAAAAAACATTGACAATACTGGCTAGATCATGTACTATTAACTTATACTTTTAGGAGACATTTATGGCAAAATACTATAGCACAAAAACATATGGACACAACATTGGATTGAGTGCAGTGTTTAGACAACCAAATGCAGATCATTCACATTGTCATCTGCTACATGGATACAGTTTACAGTTCAAATTCACATTTGGATGTGATCAATTAGACAACAAAAATTGGGCAGTAGACTTTGGTGGGTTGAAACCACTGAAAGCATGGCTTGAAGACAATTTTGATCACAAACTTTGTTTAGATAAAAATGATCCTTATATTGAAAAGTTTAAAGAACTAGAAAAATTAGATCTAGCAGAAATTAGAATTTTTGATGGCGTAGGAGCAGAAAAATTTGCCGAACACGCTTTTAACTATGCAGATGGATTAATCAGAGAAGCAACTAATAACAGATGTTATGTTGTAGAAGTTGAATGTGCAGAGCACGGTGCCAACAGTGCAATTTATTCTGTAAAATAATCACATAAATAATTTTATGTTTATAGCAATACTGACATTATTATCAGCATTATCTATTAGTGCCGTTGCAATTTATTATTCAATTGCTGGTTTGGCGGCTATTTTTGCTGGTGCAGTTATTCCTATTATGATAATGGGAACTGTGTTAGAGGTGGGTAAATTAATAACAGCCTCTTGGCTATATCAGTATTGGAAACTTGCTCCGCGGTTCTTAAAATATTATCTTTCAGTTGCAGTTCTTGTGTTGATGTTTATAACAAGTATGGGTATTTTTGGTTACTTGTCTAAAGCACATATTGAGCAAACTAGTTTATCTCAAGAGCAAGTAGCATTAATTGATACGTTAGATGACAAAATAGATAGATCAACTCTTAAAATTGATAGATGGACAGGCGATATTGATCGCTTAATGAAAGGCGAAGATGTACGAGTTGACAATTTAATATCAGCCGAACAACAAGTTCTTAATGATTTATATGCCAAAATCAAACAAGAAAAAGATGATATTAGGGTTGATTTTGACAAGCAAATTGAATTACAGAACAATAGATTAACTCAAGCAAAAGAACGTAAAGATGCCGACATTGCCGCGGCACAAGAACGTTACAAAGGTGCGTTTAGTAAAAAAGGTTTAGATGATGCAATAGCACTAGCCACAAGCAATGAATTAGCAGTAGCATCAGCGGCTCAAACAGAAATTAAACTTATTAACAGTAAATTAGACGAAGCATTATCAAGTATTGATACAAAATATGCTGAACAAATTAGAACAATAGAAAGTAGAATACAGAGCCTTAGAGATCAAGCAAATGCAAAAACTGAAGATATTGATGGTAGAATATTAGAACTTGAAGGATTTATTGATCAAGAACAACTGATTGTTGATCAGGCTAGAGAAGAAAAATTCATATATGAAAAAGAATATCGTAAACTTGAAGCAGAAGTTGGACCAATCAAATACATTGCAGAATTTATTTACGGTCAAGAAGCAGATAGGGATTTACTAGAAGAAGCAGTGCGTTGGGTTATTATTGTTATCATATTTGTGTTTGATCCACTTGCTGTTTTATTATTAATAGCGGCCAATTTTACATTTAAACACAGATATGGAAGATCATTTGAAGAAATGATAGGCGTTCCTGGACCAGATGGTTCTCCGGGTGGTGTAACACCTGATTCGTATTGGAAAGAAAGATACGAAGATATGCAAAGTCAACTTAATGAATTTAATAAACTCAAAGAACAGCAAGATACACAAAAAACAAAAGAAAATCCAGGAATAGATCTTCCTTCTGCATCGTATCAACTAGACATGGATTATTCTATAACAGAGGAACAAAAAGAAGATTTTAAAAAAAGAGAAGAAGCTGAAAAGAAAAAACTAGAAGAAATAGCTCAAAAGGCAAGGGAAGAGATTATTGAAGAAGTTTATCCAATGCCAGATGTATCAACAGATGTAGAATCTAGAAAAGAGCCTGAAGTTACAATAGATGATATGCATGAAACTGATCCACCCAAAACTATTGTGGAAGAAGTTGAAGTAAAAGATCTGTCCGATGAAGACCTAAAAAAAAAGACTTAAAACTTGAAGACAATACTCAAATTATATCAATCAACAAAGATGGTAATTTATCACGTTCTGGAAACAGTCTGGAAGCAAGAAAAGAGAACATCAAAAGGATTGACATCAATGATGAAATTAGTATAAACTTAACTGAAGTAAAAAAGATTATTGATATGGATGGTATTCATAAATTAACACAACAAACACTACAAACTCCATCAGTCTCTCAAACACAAAATTTTTCAAGAGATAAAAAATGGATAAAAGATTGGTTAGAAAATAATAAAAATGAATAAAGATGAAAATATGAAATGTTCTTTTTGTGGTAAGTTACGAAAAGATGCTGAAAAGTTAGTTGCTGGTCCAGAAGGCGCTTATATATGTGATGAATGTATTGAACTTTGTCATAGTATAATTGACGACACTAGCAAAGGTAAAGAAAAAGTAATAGAAGAAACATTTGAAATTCCTGATCCAAAAGATTTGCATGATCATTTAAATGATCATGTTATTGGTCAAGAACAAGCAAAAAAAGTTTTAAGTGTTGCAGTATATAATCATTACAAAAGATTATTTTCAAATAAAGAAGAAGATCATGATGATGGTATTGAAATTGAAAAATCAAATGTATTAATGCTTGGACCATCGGGTGTTGGTAAAACACTTATGGCAAGAAAAATTGCTGACTATGTTAATGTGCCTTTTGCTATTGGTGATGCTACAACTCTAACTGAAAGTGGATATGTAGGAGATGATGTTGAAAACATTATTGTAAGACTGCTGGCCAATGCAGATTATGATGTTGAAAAAGCACAAAGAGGAATTATTTACATTGATGAAATTGATAAAAAATCACGTAAATCAGAATCTACATCAATCACAAGAGATGTATCTGGTGAAGGTGTACAACAAGCACTTCTAAAAATTATTGAAGGTACAGTAGTAAGAGTACCACCACAAGGCGGTAGAAAACACCCACAGCAAGAAATGATTGAAGTTGACACATCAAACATATTGTTTATATGTGGAGGTGCGTTTGTTGGCTTAGAAAAAATTATTAATAAAAGAGTGAATACAAATGCAATGGGTTTTGGCAGACCTGTCGAGGTAGATCAAACTTTAAACCAAGCGGTACAACCAGAAGATGTTATAAAGTTTGGATTGATTCCAGAACTAGTAGGTAGATTGCCAGTTTTAGTATCAGTGTTAGAATTAACTAAAGCCGAAATGAAAGATATTTTAATTAAACCTGAAAATTCATTACTCAAACAAACACAAAAGTTATTTAAAATGGAGTCTATTGATCTTGAGATAACAAATGATGCTATTGAGCAGATTGTTGAAAATGCTTATGAGAAAAAGTTAGGTGCTAGAGCATTAAAATCAGTTTTAGAAGATTTATTGCTAGACATACAATATGAATTACCAAGTTATCGAAAAGCAGGAGTAACAAGACTAGTTGTGAACAAAGATACATTTAAAAATAAAAACCCTCTTTTGATTTACCAAGATACAGGAACCCAATTAGAATAAATGAAATCTCGTTTTGGTCCAAAAGATATTAGTAGAAACAATTCTCTAATAAACGAAAAAATTCGAGCATCTAAAGTAAGAGTAGTTGACGACAATTTTAATGTTATAATGAATCTTAATGAAGCAATAGCAAGAGCAAAAAATGAAGGATTGGATTTAATTTGTATCACACCAAATGCAAATCCACCTGTTTGCAAAATAATGGATTTTGGTAAGTATCTTTATCAACAAAAAAAGAAAAAAAAAGAATCTGCTAAAAACCAAACAGTCACTGAATTAAAAGAAATACAGTTTAGGCCAACCATTGATATTGGTGATATCAAAGTAAAAACCAAAAGAATAAATGAATTTTTAGCACAAGGACACAAAGTTAAATTGATTATGCAGGTTCGTGGTAGAGAGCAAGGAATGAAAGACTTTTGTTATCAAAAGTATGAAAATTTTGTTGGATTTATTGATAAATTTGAATATGACACAAATCCAAAGTGGCAAGGTAATAAAGTTCTTGCAATTTTAAAAAAATCTAGTATAATATAGTTTAACAAATGAGGTAAAAATGAAACCAAACAACAGAAACTTTAAATCAAATAAAAACTTTAAAGGGGACTTTAAAGGGGGCTATTCTAATAACAAGCCAAAATTTGATAGACCAAAACCAGTAGGATTACAAGTCTTTGTACGTGAAGGAGAAGATCCTATGAAAGCATATCGTAAATTAAAAAAACGAATTATGCAAGATGGTTTATTACAAGAAGTCAAAGATAGACGTTATTACCAAAAGCCGAGCGAAAAGAAGAAACTAGCAAAGCAACAAGCAAAACGTAGAAATGAAAAAAGACAACGTGAGTTGGCAATGGAATACGGTATCCGATATAAAAATTATACACCTGGATACTAGAGGAAGTAAAAATGAGTATTTTTGAAACAAATGTTTTAAACACAATTGAATCTTTGGCTAGAATGAATGAACAAGATAAAGAATTATTTTGTCAGTTGTTAGTTGAAAGGTTTCCAAATCTAGCACAAGAGATTATGACAGCAATTGGTTTTACACTACAAGACCAAGAAGAACACCATAGTTACTATCCTAAATAATTAAGGAGGTAAGTCAAATGATATTTGACGACAAATTTCGTAAACAAGTTGAAGACTATCTGTCAGTATCAAAGCATTACCCTGACACTTTTAATAATGATGAAATCAAAGAGTTAGTAGATTTCATGTTCAAAGGAACAAAATGGTGGAGAACAAGTCCTACAGGTAACTTGTTTTTAGGTGGAAATTTTAATCAACTTTTTGAAAAGCATATCAAACACAAAATAGAAAATCTTTTAGATGTATCATTAATAAAAACTTGTAGTGGTAACTTTTTTCATACTCCTCATCAGTATGGAGTACACACAGACATGCCAGAACCTGATAATACATATGAAGATAATGAAGTAACGTATAAAAGTATATTGATACCTTTATATATGCTACCAGATACTCACAATGGTCGCATAGTTTTTTATGATCAACGTGTAATTGACAGTGGATGCACACTTGATTGGGGACCACATCGTAGTACAACACATTATAGAAGTTTTACAGATTACAGTAAAATAGATAATGTTTATACTTTTGACAAAGGGTATCATACAATTAACATTGATGAAAAAATGAGCCAAGAAATTTTTGAAAATTCAGGCTTACAATATGCTCCAAGTAAAATAGATAGATACCATGGGCTAACAATTGAAAATAGTTTTCCGTGGTTACCTGGATCGTTATATGTATTTGATACTTGTCAAATACACAGTAGTACACTTGGCCAGAATACTTTCAAAACTAAAGCAGGTCTTAGAATTAGTTTTATAACTGAAAGAACTAATGAATCATAGAAGTCATAAAATGTGTCCATTATTATGGAAGCATTTGTGTATAAACACCGACGGTGGAATGTCTCCATGTTGCGAGATATCACATTTTGACAAGCCAATGCAATCTTCTGAAAGTTTAAGCACATCTTATAATTCAGAAAACTTTAAAAAAATAAGACGTTCTATGTTAGCAAACCAAAGCAATTTGCATTGTGAAAATATTTGTTACAGCAAAGAGCAGATGGGTTTTGAAAGCAAACGGTTACAAGAGATAAAAAATTATGAAAAACAATATGGTGTTGCCTTTAATGGAAATGAAACTGAAATTGGTAACGTAAAAGATATTGATTATTTTGACATTAAACCTAGTAATTATTGTAATAGTAAATGTGTAATGTGTAACAACAATAGAAGTAGTCAATTTGCATTAGAAAGTAAAAAACACAAAGGATATAAAGGACCAGTATTAATTGGTAATTGGTATAATGATAATAAGCATAAATTAGATCAGTTATATTCTAAAATAACAAAATTAAAAATTAATGGCGGCGAAACTACAGTTATGCCTGAGTTTCCTATAATATTAGAATCAGTACGTGACAATAAAAATTTAAAACTTCAATTGAATATTAACAACACAATTGACATAACCAAGTATATAGATATTTTTAGTAGTTTAAAAAAAGTCACTATTGATTGCAGTGTAGAAGGATATGGCAGTAATAACGAATACATAAGATATCCAGCCAATTGGTCAACAGTTTATAATAATTTAAAAAAAATAAATGATCTTGTTGCTAATTACAAAAATATAAATGCTTCTTTTTGTATGACAATAATGAGTTTGAATTATGTTTCATGGCCAAATGATTTTTATCAATTGACAACTGAGTTTGACAATTTTGAAAAAAAACCTTTTGTTTATTTTATAACACAGCCAGAAAGTTTATTAATACAAGGATTACCACAGCAGATGTTAGACAAAGGTTATCAAAATGTTTTAGATTTAAAAGCAAAACTGCCTGAATTAGATAATGATATTGTGGAAACATATAAACAGTATGCAGAAAAAGGACAAGACAGTTTGATAACAAAGAAATTAATTAGTTATACAACGTATATAGATACTGCAAGAAGTATTGATATAAAAAATTATATACCAGAAATTGAAAATGCACTATCTTAAAAATCCAATTAGTATAACTTTTGAATTGAGCAATGTTTGCCAAGCATTATGTCTTGGCTGTTCTCGTACTATAATTGACTATGATGAATTAAAAAAATTAAACACACCTGTTACTATTGAGAATGTACCAGTTAAATCTGTTTTTAGTGGTAAAGATCAAGTTTACTTAAAATTAGATGCATTAAAAAATGCACTTAGTCCGCAGTTTATGAAATCAGTTAAAGATGTTTATTTTATTGGAACAATTGATGATCCCCTTGCACACCCAAATTTGATTGAATATATAGATTGGCTAATAACAACACATCCATCTGTTTATTTTTGTCTTCATACTAATGGCGGTTTACAAAGTCCTAAATATTTTAAAGAACTTGCATTGGTGTTAAAAAAACATAACAACTACAAAATATGGTTTAGTATAGATGGATTAGAAAATACCAATCATTATTATAGAAAAAGAGTACAATGGACAAAAATTATGGACAATGCTAAATCTTTTATTAATGCTGGTGGCAAAGCAGGATGGCAGTATTTGATTTTTCCATGGAATCAACATCAAGTAGGTGAAGCCCGACAGTTAGCAAAGCAAATGGGTTTTTTTGCTTTTAAAGAAAGATGGAACAGAGTAAAATATTTAAATAATAACAGTTTTAGTTGGCAAGAAAGAGAAAAAATAGAAGACAAGCATAATTTTCAAAACCCTGCTGAATATGAAATACATTGTGGCTGGGCACATGACTTAAAACAATATCATGTAGGACATGATGGAAGGTTATGGCCATGTTGTTATCTTGATAATTATAGAAGAATAGGACTACATGAAGGCGATGAAGGAGATGTAAATTGGGAAAACAGATTTGCTATCTATGAAGATGGTTGGAATGATTTATACACTAAAACGTCAGATGAAATATTAAAACATAGATTTTTTACAGAAGATCTAGTAGATAGTTGGAGTAGTAATAAACACGGATTAAATTATAAAGATAGAATATACAAATGCACAACAACCTGTAGTAAAAAACAACAACTAAAGCAAGGAACTTTTGTTCCTGCATCAAATACTAAAAAGGTAACAAAACTATGATAGAACAATTAAATCTAAGACAGTTGCAAATTGAGTCTAGTATAGCTCTGCAAGTATTACAAAATGCTGACAATTTATCGCTATCTAGTATTAACCGCAAAGTAGACCACGATAGTACCATATTTTACAAGCAAGTGTTGGAAGTTTTTGTCAAAGAATATGGTAATTTACCTACTCAAACAGAAATAGGTAAAAAAATTAAATTAATTTGTCCAGAATAGGTCGTAATTTTAAAAAAAGTTATTATATTATATATACAACAAAAAAGTTGTATAAATAACATTGTAGATTGCTTAGATAGGATCTACATTAAATTAAACTTGCTTAAAAGGAGGAGTTAAAATGACTAATAAACATCTATCTATTTTTAATCAACTAAGACCAGTAACAGTAGGATTCGACAACATGTTCGATCATTTTGAACGTATGTTTGATGAAGACTATACTTTCAATGTTCCTACAGTTAACTTTCCACCGTACAACATAGTAAAAACAGGTGACTTCACTTATGACGTAGAACTTGCTTTAGCAGGCTTCTCAAAAGATGACATCACAGTTGACTATGCTGATAACGTACTAACAGTAAAATCTGTTAAGAAGTCAGAAGAAAACAAAGAAGACGGTGTACTACATAGAGGTATCTCAAAAAGATATTTCTCAAAAGCGTTTACAATCGCTGATGATGTAGAAGTTAAAGGTGCTGAGTTGAAAGATGGCTTACTTAAAATCTCTATGGAACGAATAATTCCAGAAGGTAAAAAGCCTAGATCCATTAAAATCAAATAACTCTAGTATCAATAATAAGTGGTGTGGGTGGTCTCACACCACTTTACTTTTCTCATAAGTAGTATTACAATGAAGAAAAAACCTTTAACCTGCCATCTTGGTATGGCCGGCATTAATTTTAAACATGATCGAGTAGATCTTTGCTACAGGTCAATACGAGGAACAAAGGTACAATACAACTCAGTTTCAGAAGCAGTAAATGATCCAATTCTTTGCAATCAACGACTTGCGTTATTAAATGGCAATTTTCCAAAAGGATGTTATGATTGTGAATTTATGGAAAAACAAGGAGTTGAAAGTTATAGACAACGTATCAAACTTGGTAATAAACCAGATCAGTGGTATATTGATAATGTTGATCCAACTACAGGTAAGATAAAACATTTAAAAAGAATAGAACTCCGCTTCAATAATGTGTGCAATTATGCTTGTAGGCATTGCAGTGCAGAATACAGTTCTACTTGGGAAAAAATTCTCAAACAAAATCCAGACATAGCAAAGTTTGATTATCAAAATACAAAAGAAATTAGAACAGAGAGTTATACTGCTTACTTAGAAAAATTTGATCTTGAAAAATTCTTAGAAGATGATGACTCACTTGAAATAGAAATTACTGGAGGCGAGCCTTTTTTTCAAGCATCTTTCTATGAATTTTTAGAAAAAATACAGCCTTTTGCTAGTAAGATAAGATTAATAATTACAACCAATGGCAGTATAGCAGGCAAATTCAAACAATATGATGTGATAGATTTATTAAAAAACTTTCAAAGAATTAACTTAAAAGTTAGTTTAGATGCATCTGAATCTTTTTACAGTTATTTTAGACAAGGTGGCAATTGGAACACAGTATTAAAAAATGTAATGTTTTTTAAACAAATACCACAATTAATATTATCACCTATTTGTACTATATCAGTTTTTCAATCAGCTCGAATGCCTGAAATTTATTGTGATTTTTTAAAAATAACTACAGCAGATACTTTTTCTAGTGGAGAAGTACTTCACCCACCTGTATTGAATCCATGGATTCTTCCAGATCCTTTAAAAATCAAATATTTGGAAGAATGGGAAACATTTAGAGAATCGTTGCCTGAAAATGAAAAACCATGGGCAGATAAATTTGCTATATTTTCAGTTCAGATGTTAAAATCTCAAACTAAAGATCAAAGAAAACTTTGGAAAGATTTCTGTTCATACACAGCTAAATTGGATAAAATTCATAATAAAAAAGTATTTGATTATTTCCCAGAATGGGAGCAATACTGGAAATAACCCTTGTTTTTACGAAGTTGTTATAACTTTACTTTTTAATAAATATAAACAAGTAAAGGAAAAAACAATGCTCAAATATAAAGTATTTCTAGAATGGTGGTGGTTTTTTTGCACAGCTTGTTTAATAACTATAGTTTTAGCATCATTTGATGTTTTTAAAATTATATGGGAAGCTGACAAAACAAAAATTAGTTTTGTTATTATATCTTTGTTTACAGCCGTATCACTTTTTTGTGGCCACGAAGCATGGAAACTTAACAAATTAAAGATTAATAATTTAGAAATAAGTAATCATCTTAAAAAAAGATATGAAACCGGTTGGTTCTCTTCAGAAATTTGTTTGACACTTGGATTGGTTGGAACTGTAAGTGGTTTTATTCTTATGTTAGTAGGAGCATTTGCTGAATTAAACATTTCAGATCCAGATAGTGTACAGCAGAGCTTAAAAAATATGAGTCTAGGAATGAGTACAGCATTATATACAACGTTGGTTGGATTGATATCAAGTGTGTTGCTTAAAGTTCAGTTTTTTAGATTAGAATCACATTTTGATAGTTTTGTAAAAGAAAATGAAGATGCGAAGAGATCGATATAAAACATCAATTGCGTTTATAGATCTTCTTTTTAATATCACAGTAGGTTTAACAATGCTATTCATAATAGCATTTTTATTAATTAACCCTGTTGCTAAAAAAGGAGACATAATTGTCAAAGCAGAATTTATTATTACTATGTCATGGCCTAGTTCAAGTCGAGATGATATAGATTTGTATCTCAAAGATCCAGCAGACAACATGGTTTATTTTAGACAAAAAGACAAAGGTCTAAATAACCTTGATAGAGATGATTTAGGTACAAGTAATGATGTTGTTAGCACAGTATCAGGAGATGTGTTTTACAGATTAAATGAAGAACATATTACCATACGAGAAATAATACCTGGACAGTACATAGTGAATGCACACTGGTATGCAAAGTCAACTGTAACAACAAGAATGGATAACGGAGAAATGTATCAACCAAGTGATAATGTGCCAGTTACTATAAAGATTGAAAAATTGAATCCTTATCAATTGATATATGTAGGAACTAAAGTTTTAAATTACCAGGGCGATGAGACAACTTTTTTAAGATTTACACTTGACGATGATGCTAAAGTAGTAGAAACCAATGATTTACCTTTTAAAATGACACAGAAGTTGAGCGGAAGATGATATCAGGACATTTAATAATTCTTATAGGACTAGCCATATATGGAAGTTTCCTCTGTATGGCAGTAATCAGCAGAAAAGTTTTTAAAACTTCATTTAAAATATTAGCAACCACTTTGATTGTGTTAACTGTAATTTTGATGTATCAAGGCTTAAACATGATTTATGGTTGGTCATCACCGCAAAAACAACTGCCAGAAGGCAAAGCAATTATGTTAAATTACTATGCTGATGAAAGAAATGACAAGATTTATGTATGGTTAATTTCTCCAAAATATGAATATGACTATGTATTTCCACAAATAATTGACTTAATTAATCATAGACAACCAAGAGGAATTCATGTACAATACAATAAAGAATTACATGATCAATTGGAACAATTAAGAAAAATGAGTGAAGGACAACCAATTAAAATAGAAATTAAAAATATTAATGGCAAGCCAATTAAAACCACTGACAAAGGTGAAAACACAGAAGGCGGAGATACAAAGCAATATGTTTTGCCTGATGTAGAAATGATGGAGAAATAAAAATGACAGCAAATGCATCACCTAATGTATCACCTAATGTTGATACTGTTGGAGATATTAAATTACATGAACCAAATCAGTATCATGTAATTTTTTTAAATGATGATTATACACCAATGGAATTTGTAATAAGTATTCTAATTGATATATTTCATCATGATAATGATACAGCTAGTGAATTAACTCAGTTAATTCATGACAAAGGAAAAGCAGTAGTTGGTACTTATGTACACGAAATTGCTGAACAGAAAGCAATTGAATCAACTGCAATGGCTCGTTCCGCTGGTCATCCTTTAAACGTTACAGTTGAGTCTGAATAACAAAAGCTAGAAAATATGTGGCACTGTAAAGGTCACAGTAAGCATCGGAAGGAGTTTATATGAGTATAGCACCATTTATGGGATCTTTCTTTATCATATTAAGAGAAGGATTTGAGGCAATGTTGATTGCCATGTTGATTTTTA